GGAGCGCCGCGGCCCGCAAGCTCGGGCTGACCTTTGCGCTTGACCCGAGGGCTAACCCCGGCAACGCCACGACACGTACCGGGCCTCTCACGGCGGAGCACAGGGAAGCCGTATCCCGCGGCCTGCGCGAGGCTTGGGCGCGGTCCCGGCGGGGGCTTTTGGGGCTCCTGAGCGACAGCGAGCACCGCGACTACCGCTTTCTGCAAGAGCAGCACCACTACAACCGCGCCGACGCTCTGCGCGCCATCGGGCGGGCGGATTTGCTCGCCGCGCCGGTTGCGGCAGAATAATCCCCCTACACTAACAACAGAGCACGGGTGAAGTAATGACAGACGACGCGCAAGTAATTACCGACGACGAGCAAGCAGACGATTGGGAGCACATCAGCGTGTGCGCCCAGCGGATGATCATGGCCTGGGACCATGTCGAGATGAAGACCGAGGCCGAAAATATCGTGCTTTTCAGCACAGACCGGCAGCGCGCGTACATCCTTGAAGCGCTGTGGAACGGTGGCGATGACAGCTTCCGCGCTCGGGCGTGGTCATGGATGGAGAAGCGCCGGGCGGAGGCGGGGAGGAATGAAAATGTCTGATGCATTCGACGTTAAGCTCGACCGAGGGACACTCAAGGGCGTCTGGAACGTTCTGTTCTACCGTGCCGGGGAAAAGGGCGAGTGCTGGCCAAGCCTCGATCGGCTTGCGTTGGACACCGGATACGACAAATCAACCGTGTGCCGCGCGCTTGATGAATTGGAGCGGATTGGCCTCATTTTTCGCAGTTGCAACGAAGGCGGCGGATCGGCCCACACGACGGTTTACACCATCAACTGTCGCACAGCGCGACAGCTAACTGTCGCACAGCGCGACACGAAAGAAAGGGAAAGAAAGAAAGAGGATGCGCACCGGTTAAGCGCGGACATCCGGCGAGACCTGGACCGAGCCAAAATGGTGCACCGCCGTTCCGAGGTGAAATCCACTTTCGAAGCCCTTTGCGTCATGTATCCCGCGGACGTTCGGATCACCGTCCCGATGATCTGCCGAGAGACAGGACACAAGCCGGCCAAGGTCCGGTCCGACATGATCGCGCTGATGAAGAACATGGATATTGACCTCGACCTCGCGCATGACCGGTTCGGCAAGCACAAGCCCCGTCGCGCAAGGCACGCTGGCCGTTTGACGGTAGTGGTGCCGTTCACCGGTAGGGGGCGGGCATGAGCCTTCCTCGCCCTCCGATGGCGCACCACACGCTCGTTGCGCTCGCGTTCGCCGGGGTCCGCTACCTTTCACAGCGAACCCGGCTGAGCGAGGAAACGGTTCTCGATAGGTTTTACACCGAGACGGGCGGGCACCCCGAGCGCGACGCGGCCGACCTTCGGAGGTGGGTCTCGAAAAAGATCTTCCTCATGGATCAGCTCCAGCGCGATCCGTTCGCATCCCCCGAGGAAGCCGCATGAGCAGCGTCGCTGAAGATTGGCGCGGCGAGCACTTCATACGGTCCCTTCCTCGTCCCGTACGTGGGGGGGAGTGTAGCGTGTGCGGTAAGACCCTCGACAAGGACAATGTAAATGGCCTCTGCCGCAAGCATATGCACGCTAGCGGGCGATGCCTTTGCCTACAATGCAGGAGGAAACCAGCATGATCCGCGGCTCTATCCGCCTACTCGCCTTGTTCGTAGTGCTCTATACCGCGATTATCATCGCTCTATTCGTAACGCCCGCATCCTCTCAGGAGGCGCAGCTATGCGGACTTCGGGATGAAGTGCTAGCCAAGGTAGCCTCTACATACGAGGAGGTTCTGCAAGGCGGAGGATTGGCGGCTGACGGCAACAAGCAGCTAACCTCGGCCGTGGAGATGTACGCCAACGAGGAGACCGGCACTTGGACGCTACTGCGGATGACGCCTGATGGAATGGCTTGCCTCGTCGCCTACGGGCAGTTCTGGTCCGCCGCTGCGGCGCCGAAGAAGGGAGACCCGGCATGAGATACGATCCCACCAACCTCATAGCCCGCACCCGCGCCGGGGCTTTCGAGGAAGCGGCGGCACTCGTGATGGCCGATTTAGGTTTAACTCGCGATGGTGTGGTAGCTAATTTACGAGCCATCGCTGCCGCCGAGCGCAGAAAGCCGCTTACCGGAGTGCCGATCAACCCGGACACCGATCCCGAATGGCACGAGGGTCCGCTATGACGCCAGTGGCTCCCGGCTACTCCGACACGGCCCGCGCCGCGGTGGAGTGGGAATTGTCGATGCTCATTGCGATCTTTCGGTCCATGGCGCTGGATGCAGGGCCACACGTGGCGGAACTGTCGGAAATCTGGATCAGAGCCATTGAAGACCGCCGCGCAATCGTCGCAAGGGGGGCCGCGGCTTGACCCACCAGCCCGCTACGGCGATCCAGTGGAACGAAGCCATCCCGCCCGTGCTGGCGGCGCCCATCGTCACTCCCGGCGAAAGCCGCTGGCACTGCCTCATCGTCTATCCCCAACGCGAGGCTCCGACCAGGATATGGCTAGGAGGCCATGGAGTTGAATCGTTCTATCCCGTCACCATCACCAAGCAGCGCCACCGTGGACGGGACATTAGCCGTGTCCGCCGCTACCTACCCGGCTATGTCTTCGCCAGATTCCCCGGAGAGCCGGCATGGTGGCGCATTCTCGGCGACGATCGCCGCAACGTGCGGGACGTGCTCAGGATGCACAACGGCGAGGCCGGCCGTCTCCACGAGGACACGTTGACCCAGCTGCAAGCGATGCGCGAGGTCGACGAGGAGCTTGAGGAGCGCAAGCGGGTAGCCCGCACCGTCCGCAAGGGCGACATGGTACGCATCAAGGTCGGCGAGCTCGTGAATTGGGAAGTCGAAATCGTGGACATCAAGGGGCCGAAGGGTGTGTTTCACGTCAAGCTATTCGGGGCCGAACATACGGCGGAGGTGGCCCTTGCCAACGTCGAGAAACTTGCATAGGATGCGCGTCGAGGCGGCGAAGAACAACAACAGCCGCACGGACGGGCCGACGCTACGGGCGGCCAAGTCCTACGGTATGAGGGGGGGGCGCCCTCTCGGTTTCGCCGGCTCGGCAACGACCTTAGCGACATCTTCGCGGTAGAATTCAACCTGCTGGGCGGCCTTGGCGGCGAACGCCGCCGGAACCCACCCGCTCAAATGGACGAAGCCGGCCCTTTCGAGCCGGCGCTTCTGTGCCTTACGGTCGGTCATGTGCTATCCTTTGTGCCGTCTCTCCGGCTGTCACCCACTGCGCCCCGAGGTCCAGACCCGCACCGATACGGGAACGATTGGCGGATATAGCCCAGGAGGGCTCATGCCGCCCAATCCGGGTAGTTGCGGGTAAACCGGCCCCAATCAAGGATGTGGTGATACCCCTTGGAGCCATCGGCCCGCGCAATCTCGATATAGTCGCCGCGCTCATCAGCGGCCCAATCGACACTGTAGGATGTGAATGAAGCGTCCCCCGAACGCTCGTTGTGCTTGGTGACGATCTTGGCAACTCGCTGGGTGGTGATCATCTCGTCTCTCCTTCTGATGGACTAGAAAAGCTCGATCTGGGTTTAGGTCTCGGCAACCTCAGCGACGATGGGCTCATCAGCGTTCTGGAAGTCAACTTCCGCGGCGTCAACTGCGGCCTGGAAGGGAACCACGAGGGCCTTGGCGGCAAAGTAGTCGGCGTCCGCCACGGAGCCAGCGAGGAAACCATCAGCGACGATCTGGAAGGCGCGATAGGCGGTCTTGAACTCTTCGAGGGCTGCGAAGTAAGCGGTCTCTGCGGCTTCGTAGGTCATTTCGTTTCCCCTTCTGATACACCCAACATAACGCCACGCGTGGCAATGGTCAATAGGAAAATGCACCCGCGTGGCATTTATTTTAGAGGAGCCGCTATGGCCCAAGTCGTCGTAACCTTCGCCGAGGCTAACGTGTTCGGCAAAGCCCCTGTCTATGCCGCATACGGCGCGAAGACGCAGGAGCTTTCCAGCTCAGGCACCCACGCACCAACCACTACGGCGCTCGCGTCCGAAGGCGACTACTGCCGCGTGAGCAACAACGGCTCTGGCGTCATCTGGGCAACCGCAGCCGGAGCCGCCGCAACAGCAACCGTCGCGGGCGCCACGTGCTACGTGATCGGCCCCGCCTCGTCGCTCGACATCGGCCCGTGCAAGGCCGGCGATCGCGCGTCCGTGATTGACGATAGCTGATTTCCGTTGAAAGCATCGGAATGGGAAACCCGAACCCTGAACTGCATCCCGAGAACCTGAAAAAGCCATTCCAGCCCGGCCAATCAGGCAACCCTGGCGGCAAGACATCGGCGCAGCGCAAGCTTGAGGTAGAGAACGCCGAGAAGGCTACGCGCATCCATGGAGCGCTGCTCGACCAGTTCATCGCTCTCATCGAGGGCGGCTCGTCCCTCGACCTCGAAGCGAACCTGCTTAAGCTGGTGAAGGACGCGCAGGACCGTGGCCTCGGCACCCCGGTAAACAAGGCTGAGATTGGCGGCCCGGACGGTGGCCCGATCCCGTTCGGCAGGGTTGAGAGGATCGTGATTGACCCTGCAATTGCCGACGCTAAGGATTGAAACCCCGAGGGCGTTCCTCCCGCTCCTGCAACCAATCCGCTACAAAGGCGCCCATGGCGGGCGCGGCTCCGCAAAGTCGCACTTTTTCGCGGAAATGGCGGTTGAGGAAGCTGTCAGTTATCCGGGCTTGCGCTTCGTTTGCGTGCGTGAGGTTCAGAAGTCGTTGAAGCAGTCGAGCCGGCAGTTGATTATCGACAAGATCAACGCGCTGGGCGCGCGCTCGTGGTTCGAGATACGCGAGGATGAAATCAGAGGGCCGGGGGAAGGTCTGTTCATCTTCCAGGGGATGCAGAACCATACGGCGGACTCGATCAAGTCGCTGGAGGGGTTTCACCGCGCTTGGCCGGACGAGGCTCAGTCAATCTCGGATCGCTCGTGGAGTATCCTTACCCCGACGATCCGTGCTCCAGGCTCGCAGATATGGGCGAGTTGGAACCCGGAGAACGAAACGGACGCGGTGGATGAATTCTTCCGCAAAGACCCGCCAGAGAACGCGGTCTGCGTCGAGGTGAATTGGAAGGACAACCCGTGGTTTCCCGAGGAACTGCGGGAAGACATGGAAATCATGTACCGCCGCGACCCGGAGAAGGCGGCTTGGGTCTGGGGCGGGCAATACCGGACTGCCAGCGAGGCCCGCATATTCCGCAACTACCGCAGCGGCACGGTGGACGTGCCCGACAATGTGGTCTGGTTCTACGGGGTAGACTGGGGCTTCAGCGTCGATCCCCTCGCGGGCGTGCGCTTCTGCTTTCCCAAGCCGCACGTGCTCTACATTACGCACGAGGTTTACGAGGTCGGGATCCCGACTGAGCGCGTTCCGAGTGAGTTGTTGCGTTTACCCGGCCTGGACAAGTGGCCGTCGTCGGCAGACAACGCCAGGCCCGAGAGTATCGACTACTGCCGCCGGCACGGCATTCAGAGGATGCGGCCCTCGATCAAGGGTCCGGGCTCGATCGAGGACGGGATCACGTTCCTCCAGGGGTATGACATCGTGGTCGATCCTCGCTGCCCGAACGTGCTGAACGAGTTCAACCGCTACGCCTACAAGCGCGACCGGCAGACGGAGGAAATTCTCCCCGTGGTCGAGGACGCTTGGAACCACGCAATTGACGCGCTGCGCTACGCCTGCGAGCGGCTGCACCGCAAGGGTAAGCTGACGGTGGAAGCAGAGAAGATGCTGCGCGTTCGCCGCGACTATGGTCCGGCCGAGGACGAGGACGCCGATTCATGGAAGGTTGCGTAAGCTTTGGCCTTTGATCGCGGCACAACCGAAACCGAAGGGCTGGAGATATCCCAACTGCGCCGCATGGTGGACGTGGCGGCTGATCTGACGCAGGAAAGCCGCGAGCAGTCAGAGGGCTGCCGCGACTACTACGACAGCCACCAGTTCACGGACTCAGAGCTCGCCGTCTTCAAGAAGCGCAAGCAGCCGCCGCTGGTCATCAACCGCATCAAGCGCAAGATCGACGCGGTGGTTGGGATCGAGCAGAAGGGGCGGGTTGACCCTCGCGCCCTGCCGCGCAACCCGGACGACGAGGACGCCGCGGATGTGGCGACCAAAGCGCTGGTGTTCGTGGATGACATCTGCCGCTTCGACCAGAAGCGAAGCGCGTTTTGCTATAACCTCGCGATCGAGGGGACGGGCGGGGTCGAGGTTACCGTCAAGGAGTGCCGCGGCAAGGGCGGCAAGACCTACATCGACCCGGACATTCTGCGGCTGCGCTGGGAAGAGATATTCTACGACCCGTTTTCGCGCGAGCTCGACTTCTCCGATGCCGGCTACATGGGCACGCAAAAGTGGATGACGATTGAGAAGGCCGTCGAGTTCTGCGGCGACCAGACGGATATGTCTTCCGAGGAACTGAGCGAGATGCTGACCACCGCGATGGACGGTGGCGCTACTGGCGACACCTACGAGGACCGGCCGAAGTCACGCACCGCGGAGGCGTGGGGAGACAGGGGCAAGCGCCGGGCCAAGCTGGCGCAGATGTACTACCTCCATGGCGGCGAATGGCGGCGAGTGCTGTTCTGCGGCTCTGGCGTTATCTCGGACGGGCCTTCGCCTTTCCTTGACGATGAGAAGAAGCCCGCGAATGCGATGGTCTTGCAGTCGTGCTATATCGACCGGGAAAACCGGCGTTCCGGCCTCGTCCTAGACATGATCCCGATGCAGGATGAGGTGAACAAGCGGCGCTCGAAGCTGCTGCACATGCTCAACTCGCGGCAGACCATGGGGCAGAAGGGCGCCGTGGTGGACGTGGCGAAGATGAAGCGCGAGTTGGCGCAGCCTGACGGCCACGTTGAGTACGACCAAGACCCGCAGTCGTCGCGCCCCTCGTTCGAGGTCATTCAGAACGGCGATCAGGTCGCGGGGCAGTTCGAGCTCCTGCAAGAGAGCAAGTCTGAAATCGACATGCTCGGGCCGAACGCTTCGTTACTAGGGCAGCTGGAGGGGCAGAACAGCGGACGGGCCATCATCGCGCAGCAGCAGGCGGGAATGGCCGAGCTTGCCCCGTTCTATGACAGCTTGTCGGATTGGACATTGCGGGTTTACCGGGCCGTCTGGTGCCGTATCCAGCAGTATTGGACGGAAGAGCGGTGGATTCGCGTTACGGATGAGAATGAGAAGCTGCGCTTCGTGGGCATCAACACACCGGCACAGCAACCGGTGATGGACCCGATGACAGGCCAGCCGGCTATGGGGCCTGATGGTCAGCCGGCAATGCAGCCGGTCATCGGGCCGGACGGCCAGCCGCAGTTGGAAAACAGGGTCAGCGACCTTGACGTGGATATCATCATCGACATGACGCCTGAGTATGCCTCGCTACAGGTGGAGGAATTCCAGAGCCTAGTGGAGTTGGCTAAGTCGGGGATGGTGCCCATCCCGCCGCAGGTTCTCATCAAGGCCTCGCAACTCCGCAACAAGGCGGAGATTTTGCAGATGATGCAGGACCCGGCGGAGATGCAGGCCAAGCAACAGGCCATGCAGATGGAGATGCAGGGTAAGGCCGCCGAGATTAAAGAGATGGAGGCGTCCGCGCTGCTGAAGCAAGCGCAGGCGCAAAAGGCGGCGGCAGAGGCCGCGGTGGTGGCTCCTGAGCAGCCCGGTCAGCCGGCGCCGGCTGACCCGAAGCCGATGATCGACGCGCAGATGAAGCACCTAGCGCTGCGAGAGCAGGCGCGCGAGCATGACGGCAAGATGGAGTTGGAGTGGGCCAAGTTCCAATCCGACGCCGAGGTCAAGGCGGCTACGGCCGAGAAGACCCGCACTGACGCCGCGCTTGCTCCGGCTCAGTTCCGTGAGACAGTCCGCAGCGGCCGGGAGAGTGCAGAGCTCGCCCGCAACAACGCCGCCACAGATTCGAAGGTCAAGGACGCGCAGGCGAAGAAGCTGCTACGTCCTGACCCGAAGCCGAAGGCCCCGAAGTAAGGGCTGCCATCCGGCGCAAAGCCGGCCCGCCCGCCCGAGCGTCACCGGGCATGATGGAGACTAGGTTGATGTCCGAAACCGAAATTGAGGCCGAGATCGTCGCCAAGGGGCTGAACGCTCCGCGGCTCAACCCCGGAATGATCGATGCTGCGATCATGTCGGAGCAATATCACGTCTTCCCCGGCACCACGATGACTGTCTGTGGCCTCACGCTGCGCAATGGCTACATCGTCACGGGGGAAAGCGCGGCAGCATCGCTGGAGAACTTCGACGCCGCCATCGGGCGCAAGATCGCCCGCGAGAACGCGCGGAATAAAATCTGGGCGTTGGAAGGCTACCTGCTCCGCGAGCGGTTGGCCTGATCGCCTACCGGGGCGGCTTTGGTCGCCCCGACTACCCCGCCGCCCGTGGGTAAATGGGCGATACGCGCCGCCAGCGTTAAGGGCGATCCGCAACCCACCAGCGATATTGGAGGAGCGTTCCGTGAGCACGGACGATCAAGACATCTTTGACAGCGAAGTCCCCGAGGCACCGCAGACGACAGAGGGCGTAAGCCCCGAGGCGCCAGCGGGACCGGTCCGCGACGAAGCGGGCAGGTTTGCGCCGAAGGACACGGGCGAAAATCAGCTGGGCACATCCCAGCCGAAGCTGACCACTGAAGACATCAGTGCGCCAGAACCGGGAGCGCCGCCGGCCCCCGCCGCAACGCGTCATGACGTGCCCCTCACCGCGCTACTGGACGAGCGCGACAAGCGTAAGGCGTTAGAGGCCGAGATTGCGCGCTATCAGGCGCAGCTTCGGCAGTTCCAAGCGCCGCCGCAAACGCTGCCCGACCCGACCGAGGACGCTGAGGGTTACACCCGAGGCGTAGTTGGATCGATGCAGCAGCAGTTGCAGGCGGCCATGCTTCGTCAGAGCGAGTTTCTGGCCCGACGTGAATTCGGGGCGGAAGTCGTGGATGAGGTGCTGACCTACCTCGACCAGAACCCGCGCAAGTCGCACGAGTTTTTGGGCGAGCCGTCGCCTTTTCATGCGGCGGTGGAGTGGTTCAAGGAACAGAAGGCAAGCGCCGAACGGGCTTCCCCTGATTTCGAAGCAAGGCTGCGCGCCAAGCTTCGGGCCGAATGGGAAGCGGAACAAGTCGCCGAAGTCCCCCGCCCCAATATCCCCCGCTCGCTCGCATCGGCGCCTTCCGCCTCTGGCGCCCCGCCGATGGGCGAACCCGATCCGATCTTTGGCTGAAAGGCCCCTGAACTATGGCACAGACCGCACTTGCTACCGCCAGCCGCGTCCAGAAGTGGGACAAGGATTTCCTGGTCGAATACGTCCGCGAAAGCGGCTTCAAGCCCTACATGGGCAAGGCGTCCGGCCCCGGCGCGTCCGGCGGCTCGGTCATCATGGTCAAGGAGGAGCTGACCGGCTCCGGCAAGACCGTGAATATCCCGCTCATCGGGCGGGCGAACGGCCCCGGCGTCCGCGGCAACACCGCGTTGGTCGGTGCCGAGACGGCGATGGACAACTACAACTGCGCTATGGCGGTGAAGACCGTTCGTAACGCGCACCTGCTGACCGAGCAGGAAGAGCACTGGACCGAGATGGACCTCCGCGAGGCGGTGCGGTTCAATATGCGCCAGTGGTCGTCCGAATGGCTCCGTGATGACTTCATCCTCGCCCTGGCCGACCCCTGGGGCTACTCCTTCGCGGGCGGGCAGGTTGCCACATCCGAGAACGACGCGGACACGATCTACACGCCCACCACGTTCTTTGCCGCTATGCACGCGGACCAGACCGCGATGGACGCGTGGTTGCTCGCCAACCGTGACCGTATCCTCTACGGCCCCGACTTGGCGCACATGGAGGCCGACAGCGACCATTCGGATTCGGTGGTCAAGCTGACCGTCTCTACGGATAAGGCTTCCGCGGTGGTGCTGCGGCTCGCCAAGGGGCTCGCCAAGACCTCGACCGGCCCGAAGATCAGGCCGACCAAGACCGACATGTCCATGGGACGCGAGTACTTCGTATGGTTCGTGGGCTCTGCGGACTTCGGTAACTTGAAGGCCGACGCGGACATCAAGGCGGCGAACATCGACGCCCGCGCCCGTGACGTGAGCTCCAACCCGATCTTCCAGGACGGCGACCTCATCTATGATGGCGTCATCATCCGCGAGATCCCGGAAATCGTGAACTGGGCGCTGGCCGGCGCTTCCTCGACGGCGGTTACCATTTCCTTCTTCTGCGGCGCGCAGGCCCTCGGGCTCGCGTGGGGCAAGCGGCCGACCTCCCGCAAGCGCGGCGAGGACGATTACGGCCACCTGACCGGCCTTGGCATCTCGGAAATCCGTGGCGTTAAGAAGATGATCTACAACGCCAAGCAGCACGGCCTCGTCACCGTCTTCTGCACCGCCGCGTAAGGATCGCAGATCATGGCTGACGATAGCAAGAACGGCACCACGCGCTACACCGGCGCGCTGGACACAAAGCAAGTCATCGGCGCGTCGAAGTGCGTGACGATGGTTTCGACGGTGGAAGTCACTGCGGCGGCCTCCGCCAACTCGATCTACACGATGTTTCGCATCCCTGCTCACATGCGGATCATGGGGCGTTCCACGATCTATTGGGACGATCTGGCCTCGACCGGGGCGCCGACGCTCGACGTGGGGCTGAAGGCGGTTGACGCGAACATCACCAGCGACGTTGACGCCCTGAATGACGGGCTAGACTGCGCGACCGCGGCCGGGTCGGCTTCGGTGGTGAAGGACATCGCCAACTATGGCAAGGAAGCCTGGCGGCACGTGAACGGCCAGACGACCAACCCCGGCGGCTTCCTCGACGTGACGGTGGCAATCCTCGACGCCGCCACCAATACCGGCGGTACGATTACCGTCGAGCTGATCGGGTACATCGACTGATGGCCAACTGGCGCGACGTAGCAACCTCTGCGCTGCGCCAGTTGGGCGTAGTCGCCCAAGACGAAGCCCCGGAGGCTACAATGGCCTCCGGGGCCAAGGGCGTGCTGGAATTGATCCTGGCCGACCTAAACAGTCCGTGGGGCGGCTGCACGCTGACCTTCGGGATCGATGACACGATCCCCTCCCCATACCAGACGCCGCTTGCGTGGATGCTGGCGGCTCGGCTGGCGTCTATTTACGAGCGCACGCCCCCGGTGGGGGAGACAACGGCGCTGATGCGGGTTCGGGCGGTCAACAACCCCTACATCCGCGACATGGACTTGGACGAGAACGACGCCACCACCGAGGGCGAGATTTGCGCGTTCGACCGGGGCGCTTACTTCTGATGCGCCTTGTCGGGGGCTGCGACTGCCATGAGGGCGTCAAGGTCAGCCTTCGTGGCTGCGCCGATCAGGTGTCGCCTGAGAGGAAGTGGTCCGCCCAACTGCGGCGGAGCGTCTTCGATCAAGTCTTGAAGCGGGCTGCGCTCGGGGGGTTTTTCCATGCCGCAACGTACCATACGGCGGCGGTAAATGCCTAGCCTCGTTCTTGCGGCCAAATCGACCGCCGATCGCGACAACCGCAATCCCAGCGCGGAACGGCTGGTTAACTGCTACGCCTACCCCGCGCCCGAGGGGGCCAAGGCGCCACTCATCATCCGTGCGAGCGCCGGGCTGCGGGATCATTCGTCGGTCCCTGGCCCGTTCCTCCGGGCGATGGAGCGGATTAACGATGAGCTTTACATCGTCTCCGCCGGGGCTCTGTGGAAGATCACGGAGGCAGGCACGGCGGTTATGCTGGCGTCGGTGACCGACGATCCGAACACGAGCCTTGCCGGGCACCGGGACAATGTGACGATCGCCGCGGGCGGGGCCTATGCCGTCTGGAATGGAACTGCCATTACGGAGCCGGGCAGCGGGGCTCTGGCCGAAGTCAGTTCGGTGGCGTTTCTAAGCCAATACACGCTGATGGGCGAGCTAGGCGCGGCGCGGGTCGAATGGACGGAAGTAGGCGACCCGCTTGACCGCAACGCGCTGTACTTCGCGACAGCGGAGGCTCGTGACGACAAGATCGTGCGGATCATGTCCTACGGCGCGTACCTCATGGTGATGAAGGAGACTTCTGTAGAGACCTGGGGCACCACCGGGCTTGGCGGGTCTAGCGCTTTCATCCGGATTGGTGGCGAGGTGATCGAGCGCGGGCTCAAATCTTACAACCTCGCATGCTGGACCCCGGAGGGGCTGTTCTGGGTCGGGACAGACGATATGGCGCGGCTGAACGCGTCCATAGTCAGCCCGCCGAACGTGACGCTGGCCATCGGCGCTGGCGAGCCGACGCATTGCTTTTATTACGAGGATCGAGGCCACAAACTGGCCGTGATCCGCTTCGAGGACCGTCCGGCGTGGGTCTATGACATCACTATGGAGTACTGGCACGAGCGGGCGGAGGGCGTTGCGCACCGCCCTTGGGACGCGATCGACGCTGCTTATTGCTATGGGCAATGGCACATCGGGGACCGGCACGGGCGGGTCTATCGGCTTGGCGTGCAGCCGCACGACGTGGGTGCGGTCATGCGGCGCACCATCACCAGCCGAAACCTGTTTATAGGCAACGCGGATTTCTCCGTTGGGCTGCTGGAGCTCGAAGGCCGGTTCGGCGCCTACGACATTGAAGAGACCGCGCCGAACTGGCTTACGACCGAGAGCGGCTTCCCTCTGACTACCGAGGACGGCCAGCCGATCATTCTGGAGGACCAGGGGCCGATCGAGACGCACCGCCGGCCTGGGCGGATCGAAGCGCGGTTCTCGCGCGACGGCGGGCACACATTCGGACTGCCGAAGCAGCGCGACATCGGCAAGACGGGAGATTACACGGCGCGCTGCCGTTTCCACGCCCTTGGGCAGTTCAGCGACATGGTGGTGGAGCTTAGCATGACTGACCCAGTGGATACGCCGCTGCTGTCTGAGGCGAATGTCGCGGTAAGCTGAATGGTCCTTGCCGACCCGTCGCAACTGACCCGCTACGTAGATCAGGATGGCAAGCTTACCCCGGAGGGGTGGCTGTGGTTTAGATCGCTCGTGGACTACGTCCGTTCTCTTACGGGGCTGGAGACTGTAGAGTTCGCCTCCCGAGATGAGTTCGTTACGGCTGTCGGGGATAGTTTCGAGCCGCCGATCGGCACAACGGCATCCGATGGACAGGTTACTTACATATACGACGGAGGAACCTCGATCGCCGACCTGCCGGGGTGGGCGCCGTTCGGCGATGTCTACGTCGATCACTTCGGCGCGGTAGGGGACTACACCAGCGCGGCAGATACGGGGACCGACGACCGCGCGGCGATCCAAGCCGCCATCGACTACCTGAATGCGCGGTCAGGGTCGAGCGGTGGCACTCTGCACTATCGAAGATCGCACTTGGTAATGGGCACGGTCGTCCTAAAGGGGGGCGTCACCCTTCGGGGGCAAGGCACCCTCGGCGGCATTCAGCAGGTTGGCGCACCTGAGTGGCCGGACCCCTACCCACTGGCCCCCGGCATCATCGGCGGGCATACCTCCGGTCCGGTCATACTGTGCGGAGTATCCGACTGCGGAGTCTCCGATGCATACATAGGCGCGACAGCGGCACGGTGGGGCGCTAGCATCTCGACTGGCGACCAAAACACTAACTGTGGCGTGCTGATCGAGAGCCCCACAAGCGGGACGCCTGTCGTCAGGACTTCATGCACCAACGTCATGGTCAGGAACCAGCCCGCCGATGGCATCGCGGTCGTAGGAGTTGCGGCGACTACACTTCTCGACCGATGCGTTCTTATAAACAACGAACGCCACGGGCTGTTGATTAACTCGGGCACGATGACAGGCCGAACCACTCCCGCAGCCCCCGGCATCGTGAACGTGCATGTCCCCCGGGTGGTCAACAGCGGTGGGCACGCCATCTGCGTTGGCGACAACGCGGGTGTGGGGTTTCTGCCCCCCTATCGCGTGTGGATTGTAAACGCGGAGACCTTTCGCTCGGGGCACAATCCGGGGCACCTGATTAATTCGGCGAGTGTGTATGCCCGCGGGCAAGACATAGCGTTCATCTCCTGTGCATTCGGGGCGACGTCGGGCTTCAGCAGCGGGGACGCGGCAGCGTCCCTTGACTACTCAATCGCCGTGTCGGGTTGGGATATACGACTAGAGGCGTGCCGGTACATAGAGTATGTCGATGCACCTCTACTCGTGTTCTTCACGGCAGGAATAGCGTGCAGGGGCATAATCGTTGAGGGCGGCAACCCGCAGACTACAGAGACACCGCCGGAGTATTTCTTGGACCTGACCGCGTCGAGTGTTGACGGGCTGTGGGTTCGCGGCGTGTTCGGAGACTTCACTGGCGATATCCTAGACGCCAGTAGTCTTACGGACGACCACCAGAACGTTATTTACTATCAAGCCGGTGTGGAACAACGGTGGAACGTCAAGTCTAGCGAGTTGGTGTCTGACGTAATACGGGCCCGGGAAGTAACGATTGCTGATGATAGCGTTTACGAAATCGAGTTTACGGGGACTAGTTGCTCGGGTGTATTGGAGTTCAATTCCGGTTCTGGCGCGAGCGGCGCTTACGGTCGCGTTAGGTTCCGGGTGGGATCGTCCGCGTACTGTCGCGTGGTGGAGTCCGACGCTGTAACCGTAAACGTGGGGACTACGACCTTGACGGGCACCACGGGTGCGGATGCCGCCTTCAACGTGGCTGCGACAAGCGGCAACAAGCTCATGCTGGAGAACCGCACCGGGGCAAGTCAGAGCCTAACCCTGACCCTGACGTCCATCCGCACCTCCGCGGGTCATCCGATCGACTGATGGAGATGTCCTTGAACCTTGAGTTAGTCGGCGCTTTCACGCCCACCAGACTTGATGACCTGGAGCTCGGTATGCTGGCCGAGCCCCAGGTTGAATGCCCGGTCGAACACTTCATTGCCACCGGGGTTTACGTTCGCACATGCACCATGCCGGCGGATACGCTGGTTCTCGGGCATTTCTGGCGGGCCGAGCAGATCAACGTGATGCTCAAGGGTAAAATCCGCGTGGTGGTTAACGGCGAGGTGCTGACGATGGCCGCGCCGCAGATGTTCGTTGGCCCGCCGGGGCGGAAACTGGCCTACGTGATCGAGGAAACCGTCTGGCAAAACATCGTTGCCACGACGGAAACGGATGTGGAAGCGATCGAGGCGCTGATCGTGGATAAGGCGGGCGAGCGCCACACCGCGCAAGAGGCGCAAGAGGCGCAGATGCTCATGGGAGCCGCCGAATGTCAGTTGTAGCAGCAGCCATCGCTGGCGGAACCGCGCTCGTTGGCGGGGCCATCGCCAGCCGTGGGGCGAGTAAGGCCGCCGACAAGCAGGCGGAGTCGAGCGATGCATCGCTGCGCTTGCAGTCTAAAATGTTCAAGAAGCAGAACAGCGTTGCCGCTGAGATGCTTAGAAAGCAGAACAAGAGCGTAGATCAAAACGCGCTGCGCAACCTCGGTTATGCCGGCAAGGCGAGCAAAGACGCGCGCATTCAGGCTGGCCGCCTCTACGGGGATACGTCGCGTCGGGCGCGGGAGACGCTGGACGATAACAGCGACCTTTACCGCGACGAGATGAAATGGGGGAACGACCGGCTTCGGGATGCCGAGGCCGCCTCGCTTAAGCCGTTTCAGCTACAGTCCGACCTCGGTAACAACGCGCTCCGGGCCTACTCGTCCAACCTGGGGCTTGGCGCGGCGCCGAAAGGCTACTCACTTGAGATGAACCCCGGCAGCCGTTACCTGCTTGACGAAGGCAGCAAGGCGATCGAGGGGGGCGCAGCGGCGGGCGGCGGGCTCTACAGCGGCGCGTCGATGGAGGAATTGCAGCGGCACGCCATGGGCATTGCGGCGCAGGACAAGGGTCAGCAGCAGTCTGAGTTGTTCAACCTCGGTGGGCTCGGGCAGGAAGCCGCGGGGACCATGGCGAACATCCGCACCGGCACAGCTGGCAACATCAACGCGCTGCGCAGCGGCTACACCGGGGCGCTAACCGGCGCGCGGGACAACTACACGAACTTGATGGCGCAGTACGGGGCCAATCGCGCCAACGGACTGACCGCGGCGTCGGACACGCTGGCGCAGCGGCGTATCGGCATCGGAGACACCAAGATGAGCGCGCTCGGGCAGGCGCGCGGGCTACGCCAGCAACTCCTCGGCTCGGCTGCGTCAAACTATGGCGCCTTCGGCGGGCAGGCAATTCAGAACAAAGGGGATGCGCAGGCCGCGGGCGTGATGGGCGGTACGAACGCTTGGACTAACGCCCTAAACGGCGGATTCCAGACCTACGGCATGTTGGGCGGGCAGATACCGCAGTTTGGGCAGTCGCAGCAGCCGTTCACGCAAAACCTGCCGTACCAGAACGCATCGCAGCCGTTGCCGGCGGGCTGGACGGGCGGGCGCTACTGAGATGCTGAATTCGCTGCGCGTCCGACAGGAGTTGATTGAGAGGGGCCTGCCCGAGCATGTGGCGGATGGCTTCGTCCTGAACTTTCAGGACGAGAGCGGGCTCGATCCTGGCATCAACGAAGCCGCCCCGACCGTGCCGGGATCTCGGGGCGGCTTCGGGTTGGCGCAGTGGACGGGGCCGCGCCGGAACGCGCTGGAGCAGTTTGCCGCGGCGACCGGTCGAGACGTGGCCGACCCGGAGGTGCAGTTCGACTTCCTCATGGAGGAGTTGCGCGGACCGGAGCGCGAAGCCTTCTCGCGGATCATGTCAACGGACGATCCCGGCTCGGCGGCAGCGGCTATCGTTCAGCATTTCGAGCGCCCGGCGCAGCAGTATCTCGACAGCCGCTTGGCGTCCTATTCGGGGCAGGCCCCTGACTACGGCAGCGACTACGCCGAGATGGGCAATGTCCTTCGCGGGCCTGACTTCAACCCGAACGCGATGGAGATTGAGAACGCCTTGCGTCAGCCGCCCCCACCGCCGGCACAGAACGGCGTGCTCGACGTAGCCGGCGCCTTCCAGCGCGGGCAGATGATGCGCGACCAATTCACGAGGCGAGCATAAATGAACCCGATGATTGCGTTGCAGGGCGCCACCTTCGACCCCGCCGGGGCTATGGCCGCGGGTCAGGAGCAGTTTGAGCTCGGCCAGGGGCGGCAGGATCAGAACGCGCTCCGGGGCATCCTCCAGCAGTACGGCGGCGCGGCGATGGCCGGCGACCAGAACGCGCTGCGGGCGATTGCCGCGGTGGACCCGACGATGGCGCAGGGGCTTGCCTCGGGGCAGCTCGACATGACGCTAGCTAAGAGTCAGGACGCCCGGCAGGGGCGGGTGGCTGATAGCGGCATCGCGGTTAACGAGCAGCAGATCGCGCAGATGCGGGAGAGGGGCCGCATGGAAACCGAGCAGCACGCGGCGAACCTCGATGCGAACGCTCGCGCGGCGAAGGCCGCGGAGGCGCAGAAATACAGCCAAGTCCTCGGATGGGCCTATAGGCAGGGGCCAGAGAAGTTCGGCGATGTGATGAAGCAGTTGCAACCGATGCTGCCGGACGAGCTCGATCCCATCACCTATGACGCGCTGCCCGCAGTGCTGGCGTTCATGGAGGGCGGGCAGGAGGCGCTGGCGGGGCCGGCGCCGCTGTCATCTGAGGGGAAATTCGCGGCGGATGTCCAGTCCGGTATCCTTCCGGAGGGATCGGTGCCGAACGACAGCCGCCCAATTTCGGTGGGCAACCCGCCGAAGGATCACCGCATCGTTTATGACGAGCGCGGCCGCCCCTCCTCAATGGAGGTGATGGAAGGCAGTCCGACATGGCGCGAGCAACGGGCTGCGGAGGCGGCGAGCGCCGCCAAAGATGCCAGCGCCGTGCGGTCGGGCTCAATCGTTATTCAAGATTTAGGCCGCATCAAAAAGCGTGTGCAGGGCGCCCCCTGGTTTAACCCGGCGACCGGCCTGGGTTCCGGCTTGCTTGAGGGGGTCCGGGGAAGCAATGCTGCGGACACTGCGGCGCTCGCTGAAACGATCAAGGCGAATATCGGCTTTGACCGCTTGCAGAAGATGCGTGAAGAAAGTCCGACCGGCGGCGCTCTTGGCGCTATCAGCGACACGGAAATGCGGCTCCTTTCGTCGGTGCTCGGTTCGATCGAGCAAAGCCAGAGCGACGATCAGTTGATTGAGAATATCGACCGGTTGAGCAACGTCTACAAAGACTCGATGAAGCGTCTTGCGGATGCCGCTCGGCGCGACGGCATCGATCCCGCAAAATACGGCATTCCAGACTTTTCCGCGGAGGGTGCGGGCGCAAAGCGGTTCCGCTTCAACCCAGAGAGCGGCGAAGTGGAGCCCGTTTCGTGATCGAACTAGAAATGCCGGACGGCTCGGTAATCGAGTTTCCGGACGGAACCACGCCCGAGACGATGAAGGCGGCCGCGGCGAAGTTCACGGGCGC